TAGCTACCCAGAAATATAAGTTTGCTAAAAGAAACTACGCAGGAGCTAAACCTTCTGAAACTACCATGAATGTTAGCATTTCATTTACGGTCAATCTAAACGATGCTAACTCTATGTATGTCTTTAAAACTTTAAGACAATGGTCAGATTTAATCTACAATCCTCTAACAGGTGCTATGGGTCTTAAAAAAGATTATACTGGAAATATAGTAATCTCTATTTTCAACAAGCAGGGAGACGTATACAGAAGAATTAACTGTCAAGATGTATTTCCTTTAAAGGCTCTTCCTGAAATGGGTTTAAACTATACGGACGAAGGTATATACACAATTAACGATATGGAATTTGCCGTTGATTACTGGAGTGATTTATTTTTATAATTTTTAATTAATATGGCTGGATTACCACATTTTACCAATTCTAAGGCTGCTATAAATAACTCCGAACCGGTTTATCTTAACCAGTTTGAGGTTATAATTCAACCCCCCGCAGGCATTCCCCTTGCAGCTCAAAGATTTAGAGGAGAAGGAATATTAGCTCAAGGGATAAAGAGTCTTTCGGGTTTAGCCGTTGATATTGCTCCTTCCGCAACTATAGATCAAAACTATAAATTTGCTCAAAGAAGATATGCAGGAGGGGAACCATCTACTACTGACATGACTGTATCTATGGAATTCGAGGTTAACCTTAATCCCGAATCTAATTCTATGGAAGTTTATAAGATTTTAAGACAATGGTCGGATTTAATTTATAATCCTCTTACCGGAGCTATGGGTATTAAAAGAGATTATGTAGGATCAATGGTTATTTCCATATTCAATAAAAGGGGAGATGTTTTTAGAAGAGTATCTATTCCTTCATGTTTTCCTTCAGAAGCTATCCCTGCAATGGACTTAGATTATGAACAAGCAAATAACTATAGTATATCCCTTTCGTGGATATGTGACTACTGGATAGATACGTTTTTATAATATAAAAAAATATTTTGAAAAAAGAGACATAAATTTGTCTCTTTTTTTGTGTTTTGTTATATAATATAAATAAACAAAAATATGAATAATCTAATAGGAATTTCACCAGAAGAACTTCTAAGGAGTAAAGAATTAATGGGAGGTCTAGAATATGACCCTATCACGGAAGAAAAAAATGACATTTCTCCAGAATTGCCAAAAGAAACTGGGGAAGAGATAAAACAAGAAATAAACGAATCCCCTAATCATTTCGAAGAACCGAGAATAATGGAGGAGCCAAAACAAATGAATTTAGGGAAAGAAGAAAAAATTCCAGAAATTAAAAACGATAGTGTTTTTGAAATCCATTGGAAAAATCTTCCTATTCATCTTTTACCTTCCAAAGGACTTTTTTATCCGGAAGGAACCCGTATGGCGATAAGACCTTCGGATGTAAAAGAGATAAGACATTTTTCCACGATAGACGAAGAAGATAGATTAGATATAGAAAGAAAATTATCTTTTATACTTGAAAGATGTCTTAGGATAGATTTTCCTAACGAAGGAGTTGTGAGTTATAAAGATCTTAAACAAGAGGATAGATTCTATATAATAATGGCAATCAGGGATCTTACTTTTTTAAGGGGAGAAAATTCTCTAATGCTAATTCCCAATAAAAGGTGCGAGAATACAGAAGAATGTAAATTATTAGAAGGATTTGAATTGAGATCAGGTAACCTTTCTTCATATGAATTAGATCCTGAAATACTAAAAAGGTATAATCCAGAAACAAGATCTTTCATATTTACATTCAGAGATACTAATGAATCTTTTGAAGTTTTTGTTCCTAGCATAGGCGTAACACAAGCTCTTTCCGATTTTTCTTCTACCTGTGATTCTAGAAAAATTGAAATAGAAGATGGGTTTTTAGAAATAGCTCCTTTTATTATATCTGAATGGAAAGGACTTAATTTTGATAGAATATTTTCTATAATGAAGGCTAGCACAGAATGGGACAAGAGACAATTTAGCTTGCTTTATCAGATATCGGAAAAAATAAAAATAGGAACTAAAACAGAAGCAAAACAAAAATGTCAAGCATGCGGTGAAGGGGAGGTCACTGCCGAAATTACCTTTCCCGGCGGGATCAGATCTCTTTTCCTTATTTCAGATATCTTTACAGAATTACTTTGATATTAAATTTAGGCTCTGGAAAGAACACGGAGTGGATCCGGATTTTCTAGAATCTTTACCGTTTTATGAATATCAATTGTGGATAGAAAAAATAAATGAATATATTGAAGTTGAATCCCAAGAAGATATAGAATCTAAAGGGTTCAAACAGGTATTTAGCCTTAAGAAATAGATAATTACATTTCTCGATATATAGATCATGGATATTAATAAAAAACTTATAGATCAATTATCGGATCTTAGCAGGAACATAAAATCCCTTACCTCCGAGGTAAAAGAAAATAATGTTGTTAATACTTCGGACAATCCTAATAGTCAAAAAGAATCTCCATCCGATCAAAATAGTAATTTTTTAAAATCTTTAGAATCGATATTCAAAAAAAATATAGGAGAAATAACCAAAACAAATTTAAAATCTAGCGAAACCTTAAAAAATGTAATAGGCGGATCTAAATTAAAAGATACTTTTTTAAATCAAAACCCAGAAAATGAAAAGACGAAGGGATTAAAACTTCCTAAAGATTTCGGAACGTTCATAGAAAAAATTCCCAAATTCGAAAAAGGGGGAACTATGGATAAAAAAGGATTTGCTATAGTCGGGGAAAAGGGACCAGAGTTACTTAATTTAAATAGGGGAGACGAAATTATACCCGGAAATAAAATATTAAAGGAAAAAAATAAATTGGGATCTGATGCGATAAAATCCATATTAGATGCAGAAAATTCTTCGATTAATACTTCAGATCAAAATTTAAATTCACCAAATAAAAAGAATAGCGAATCTTCTTTAGAAGATATAAAATTTAAATTACTCCAAAAGGATCTTGGTTATTATATGAATTCTCCTAAAAAATTAGAAGAGGATGCAAATAAAGAATTGGATAATCTAAATAAAGAGAAAGAGGGATTTACCAAAGAAAATTTACAGAAATTAAATAAGCCCAAAAACCCTGCAGAAAATATAAATCCAGAAAATGAAAATCTTAGTCCTAGAGAACAAAGGAGAAAAGAAAAAGAAGAAAAGAACAAGAATGCAGAGGATTTACTTAAAACTAAACCTGAAAAATCAGAAAAAAAAGAAATTCTAAATAAATCGAAAAATTTTTTACTTTCACAGGGAAAAGATATTCTTACTGGGAAAAAATCTTTAGCCGATATAGGAAAAGATGCTTCTTCTTTATTTGGAAATAAAAATGAATTGGCAAAAAAAGCAACGGGGAAAGCTAGCGAATTACTTACAAATAAAGAATCTAGGGAAAAAAATATAGGAAAATTAAAAGGTCTTTTAAATAAAAAAAAGGAAGAAAAATCTTCGATGGCCACAGAATCTTCCGAATTGAAAAGACCTAAAGCCGAACCTAAAAAAGAAGAGGCCAAAGAAACTACGGAGACCAAAGAAACCCCAAAAAAAGAAACTCCTAAAACCGAAACCCCTAAAACTGAAACCCCCAAGCAAGAAACCCCAAAAACTGAAACCCCTAAAAAATCTGATTCTGAATCTAAAGAATCTATAAAGTCTTCAGATTTAGATACTATAAAAGCTCTTTTAGGAAAGATGGTTTCCCTATTGGAAGGTCCTTTATACGTAGAGAGTATGGAATCACCTTTTAGACCAGATTCAAGAAGATTTTAATTTTTAACGGTTTTTAATTTTTTTACTACGAAAGAATTCGTATATTTATCCGGTATGAATAAAAACTACGAAGGTAAAATTAGTAAAGACCTTATATTTAGTTATCTAAAGGATAATCCTGAATTAATTTCTCTAGAATATTATGCCATAAAAAAAGATTCGATAGAATTTAAAATGGATAAAGAATCTAAAGAGACTAAATCTGATCTTATTTATTTAAAAATGGCTAATACATGGGGATCTTCTTCTCACTGTAAAAGAATGAAAGTAGGTTGTCTTGTAGTAAAAGATAAATCTATAATATCCGATGGTTACAATGGATCTCCCTCTGGGTTTCCAAATGTTTGCGAAAGCGAAGAAATGGTTACTCTCCCCTATGTATTACATGCGGAAGCAAATGCAATAACCAAATTAGCAAAAAGTACTCAAAGTTCTATGGGATCAACTATGTATGTAACTCTTTCCCCTTGCTTTGAGTGTGCTAAATTAATAATACAATCCGGAATAAAAAGGATAGTTTTCTGTGACGTTTATAGAAATACCGAACCTTTAATTTTTCTATCTGAAGGCGGAATTGAAATAACAAGAATAAGTTCTAATCACTTATCCAAAGATTAGTAAATAAATTAGTAAATTTTTAAATCCTATAAAACAATAAAGTAAATTATCTTATGAAGAGACAGAATAACATTCAATTTTTAGCAGAATCTTTCATCGATTCCAAGAGCTCTAAATCTTTTAAAAACCTATACGAAAGACTAAAGCCCGGAATAACTAATCATTGCTATTTAATACTTAAAAGCCAAGAACTTGCTGAAGATGCTTTTTCCAATACTATGACAAAAATATGGTCAAAGATACACCAATACGATAAAGATAGAGCAAATTTTTCAACTTGGACCTATAACATAGCTAGAAATGAATCTCTATTAATTCTAAAGACCGGAAAAAGGTTTTTTGCTCACAATGACACCGAAATGGAATATTTTTCTAATAAGTCTACACTAGGAGATTTAGGAGGACAATATTTTATGGAAGAGGATCCTGCATATTCTTTCCTCTTCGAAGAAAAAACTATAGATAGTGTTTATGAATCTGTTCTAGACGAGATCCGGGATCTTCCTGAGATATACCGAGAGATAATGGTAGACCGGGAAATAAATGGAATGAAATATAAAGATATTGCCGAGAAATATGGGATAAAGAAAAGATCCATTGCTACGAGAATAAGAAGAGCAAGAGCTAGAATAAGGAAAAAAATGGACCCGAAACAAACTATTAAGAAGAAGGTAAAATAATTATGTTTAAGATATTTAAAGTAATAAAAGAGATTAGGCTATATCGAGAATATCGAAAAATAATTCGAAAAGAAGAATTAGATTCCCCGAGATGGTCTAAGGCCAATTTAAGAAGAGATTGGTTTTGCCGGGTTTATACCGTAATAAATTTACCTCCCCAGGTTACGATGTCTCCTGATTTTCCAGAAGAATCTAAACCTTCTTTTGTTATATCTGAGCTTAAACCTATTAATGAATACCTTAAATATTTAAACCTGGAAGAATTGTTAACTATGGGGATTGAACCTATAGGAGAAACCCAGAATAATTCTTGGCTTGTTGTTTATCAATTTTTATTTAGACAATTAAGCTGGGCTTGGATTTTCTGGACTATTTTACAGATTACTGGTATAATTCTTTTAGTTTCTTATTGGTCTTTAATAGTGAATCTTTTTTAATGATATTCTCTATAAATCAAGAATATGATTCTAGACTTCTGGAATATAAAAAAGATCTAGATATTAAACTAGCTTTTTTTAAAAATGATAATTTTAAGTTCGAAGAAGAAGCTCACGTTTATACTTATTCAGGAAAAAAATTTGATTCTGTTACCACTATATTGAAAGTATTCAAAAAACCTTTTGATACTAAATATTGGTCTAAAGATAAAGCTAGGGAGAGAGGCGTAGATGTTTCGGTTATTCTTAATGAATGGGATATAAAATCTAAGACTTCTATGGATCTTGGAACCAGAGTTCATAAATTTATAGAAGATTTCTTGAGCGGTCTAAATCCCGAATTAATGGAGGGAGAAGATCCAATATATGAGGACAGGGTTAATAAATTTATGAGAGTTTATCAAAACCGTCTTAAATATCTTCTTCCCCTTGAATCTGAATTGAGGATATTTTGTAAAAAATGGAGACTTGCAGGAACGATAGATCAGCCTTTTCTTTATTTAGATCCTAATACATTTAAAATTTACATCATAATAGGGGACTGGAAAACTAATGGAATTTTTACTCACGATGATCATCCTAAAGGAAGATACAATAAATTACTTAGACCTTTTACGGGTCTCTACCAGAATCACTTAAATGAATATTCTATACAAATAAGCATGTACAGACTAATGCTTTACGAGGAACTTGGAATAGAAACTGAAGATGGATTTTTATGTCACATAGGACCTGATGGACCGGCAAAATTATATAAATGCAGGGATTTAAGAGAACCTCTAAAAGTTTACTTGGATCACAATAGAACAGATTTAGATATTTTTGATATTTAAATGAAACATTTACCATATATTCTGTATAATTTAAAAATAAAAATAAAAAAATGGCAAAAAAAGAATCTACACCTTTAAATTTAAGTTCTAACAATTTACCCGGAGGATCTTCTCAGATCGATTTTAATGATACAGAAATCAATGTTTCTGTAGATCAGGGATTGGTTAATTCTTTACAAAAAGAATTGGAGGATAGAAAAAAAGAAAACAGAGAAAAATTATATGCTATCTCTATGAATGAATCTCTATTGAGAAGATATGAGGAATTCGTTAAAGAAAAAGCAGAATGGAATTCTACAGAAGCTTTAGGAATTGTTGAAATTTATAAACAAATCCAAAGAATTAAATCTGAAAAAATTAAAGATAATGTTATTTATATGGGAGCTCTTCCTGTAGAAGCAAGCCATTATTTTTTAAATAAAGTTAAAGGATTTGGTGTTGAAGAAGCTAACAATTTTATTGAATTGTATAAATCTTTCGACCAAGTACTTAAAGACGTTAAAACTGATAACCAGATCGTACAAGATTTAGAAAAAAAGCTTGCAGCTGCTATGCAAGGAATTTCTTTAGGTTAGTTTTTTCTTTTATAATTCAGTTAAGCCAAGGAGAATTCTTCTTGGCTTTTTTAATGTTTTAGGAATAGATATATATAAAAAAATAAATTATGAAAGCAATAGAAAAAATTAAAAATTATTCTTGGGTAATTACTTTAATCCTAATCCTATTTATTTTAATGAGACAATGCGGAGTTAATAGGGATATAGATAGAATGGAAAAATCTATAAAATCTATAAACGGAAAGGTGGATTCTTTAGTTGTACCAAATAAAGAAGAAATAAGAAAAGAGATGAACGAAACTATGTTTAATTTCCTTATTTACGAAGACGATTTCGATAAAGGGAAAGCTTCTCTTTCTGATATAAAATCTAAAATTAATACTCCAAAATAATTTTATGAAGAATAAAGGAATCCATATATTTATAATATCTACTTTCGTTCTTCTCTATCTGGTTGTTTCGGTTATATCTACTATCCACGTGGTGGATTTTTTCGAAATGACAAATCCTAAATGGCTTTCGATATTTTTAGCAATTGCATTCGAAATAGGGGCAGCTGCTTCTTTAGCTTCTATAATAGTACTGGATAAAATGAACAGATTTATAGTCTGGTCTTTATTTTTTGTTCTTACTGCTATGCAAGCTATAGGAAATACCTATTTTGCATATACCCATTTATCTGATTTTACAGCTTGGAGCGAATTATTTGGTCTTTCTGAAGAAGAACCTATATTTCAAAAAAGAGTTCTTGCTATAATAAGCGGTGCAATTCTCCCTTTAGTTTCTTTAGGATTTATAAAAGCTTTGGTTGATTACATAAGACCAGAAGAGGATCAAGAGAAAAAAGAGGACGATATAATAAAAAAAGAAATAGAAGAGACGGAAGAAGAAAAACAGGATTTATTAGGGATCGAAAAGGAAGAAGAAAAACCAAGAAAATTAAAGGATACTGTCTATTACGATCTAGACCCAACTAAAATAACTTAAAATGGAAAATCAGAATGATGATATATTAAATATAGACGGAGGAAGTTCTCTAAATTCAAGTTCTGAAATATCAGGAGGTAATTCTCAATATCCATTAAATCCGCAAGCACCAGGATCTACCGGAGGATTTTTTACTAGATATGCGAATATTGCTTTAATCAGTAAGGACCTAAAAAGAATTAATGCTACTTTTAGAAGGTTTAACGATCGGCCGAAAGTTAAATTTATAAAAGAATACTATTCTGTGATAAGGAAAGAAGAGACGATGGATAAAGTTTCTCTTTCTGATTTTTTCCACCCCATTCAATCTTTTTCGGATTACCAAAAACAAACAATAGTAATAGATCCTTTAACTACAATAAATTTAGATCCCTCTGCTTTTTATTCTACTGAAGGCGAAGTATCTCTTATAGTAGCCAAAGCCGAATATTTGCCAGAAGCTGATAATAATGAAAGAATATTATTCTGGGATTATGGAAATACCCCTAGAAAAATAATGGGATCCATTATGATATTATCTGGATCTATAAAAAATGGATCTGTTTGGCACGGATGGGATATTGATCCATTTTCAGATTATTCCCATAGTACCCCTGCAGATATAAATGAAGGCGGAATTTCTTTTACCAATCCCACCGAAAAAACAGTAAAATTAACAATCTTAACCTCTAATTAATGGCAACTAGACCTGTAAAATGTCCATATGATGAAGATCCTGGATTTAGATTCAATAGAGGATATTTAGTTTTAGATACTCCTACTACCAACTATCCTGAAAAATTTATAAGATTCGACGATATGTTCGAAGAAATAAATTCATACTCTAGACTTAAAGTAAATCTAATCCCTTCTTCTTGCTATTTGTTGAGCCAAACGGATATTGCGGATAGCGAAGGATTTGTTTCTTTTATATTAGTAAAATCTATTTTTCCAGATAGTACCCTAGAGACTAGAAAATACCTAACTTGGGAATACGAGGGAGGAATTTATAATATGGGGAAGATTATGGTTTTAAGTGGATCTAATATTACCGATTTTTCTTCGGAATCGGCAGGATGGAATATATCCCAACCAGGAACAGTTTATTCGGACGGCGGAATTATATTTTGTAATCCACATTCCGATATTACAATTAAATTAGAAATTCTTATTGCAAGATAATAAATTCTAATTTTTTTATTTTTGAAAAGATATATAGATCACACTTA